GCCGAAGCTGGCGAGGCGGTTCTACAGACCGAACTCTGGTCGGCGAAGGGAGCGACCCAGTCACTACAGTCCGTGACTTGGACAGGAGGTCTTTTATTTTAATAGATTGTTCAGTGCAAGAGAAAAGGCGTCCCCCGCCAATTCTCCAACTTGAGCGTTGCCAACAGCAGCGCCAGCTACACGTCCTATAATAGGTGCAGCTGACGATATTGTTGTGCCTAAATTTCTTAGTGTGCTCCTTAATACTGAAGATAAATCACTAGAAGGGTCATCCGAAGGTTTGAGACTTGACCTAGCTGTTTGGAAGGCAGCAAGTCCAACAGGATCTGACTCTGATGGTGATGAAGAAAGGCCTTTGATTTGTGCCTCATAAAATACTTTAGCTCTAACCTGGAATGTTGTGCCGGGGGTGGCTCCAGTTACAAATATTCCCATAAAATTATATGATTGAGATCCAGTAGGTGGATTGGTAGATGGTTTCCAATAATCCAAAGGTTGATAACTTAATTGATCTGCATTAGTTGGGAAATATGATACATAGCAGCGTGAGTCTTTGGAAGTGGAACAGACTGTAGCTCTGGGATTGGTCATAAAGGTAGCAATCGCAGTAGGTCCGTCGCCAAATGCCTGACAACCATCGTTTTGTAAGGTTGTAACGACTCCAGCTTGATTTAATACACTGCCTGTATAAAAAGCTTGAATTCCAGCGGCGACTACCCGAAATTCACCTTGTTTAAAGTCGCCGGAAGAAAAATAGGAGTTTGAATTAGTGCCCAATAGATAACCAGCTGTGAGGCCTCCGTAATCACATTGGTAATCTATTGTGGGATAAGTCCCAGTTGTAGTTATTAATGGGAAATCCAATGCCGAAGGATTTGCGCCGTTATCATTCACTATAGCAGTCGGTGGTTGCAATACAGCAAATGCAGTGCCTTGTGTCCCTACAGTCATGGTAGCCATCATTGTAGTATTGAATTTGAAACTGGGTGCCGAAATTTGATCTGGTATACAAGGATCCTTAACAGAAGTGTCAAAAGGATCTATTGATGCTTTAGCATATTGCAGCACGCAGTTAGACAAATTCGTCTTAGAAATAGTAGGTTTAACTGGTCTTCGTGGTCTAACTCCGTATTGTTGTCTTGGTGCAGGTACTGGACCTTTCAAAGTCGCAGTACGTTTAGTTTTGTCTCTTTTCCTGAGTAAATACTCAGAGTATTTCTGATCAATCTGGCTCTGTGTCAGCCCCTTAAAATTACGTTGATTGAGTTTCTTATACTCTGTTTTTGATAGTGTCTTGTTCATCGTTTTTATTTTGTGTCCGCTTAGTTGAAATAGTTTAAATTTTATTTCATTTTCCCCGAAGGGGAAGAGTGGTCTTTTAATATCGTACATCTCTTGATCTGTCCATTCATAAGCATATTTTCTATAATTTCGAATCCAACAATCGGGGATTAAGGAGTATATTGATTCGAAATCTAAATTATCTAAAGTCATTTCATCTATTGATTTTTCAAATAACAATTGAGCCGAAGTAGGTATCCCAAAAACCTTCTCCATAAGAACCCGTGTACTCGGACCAGTCGTTCGTTGTGGAAAAGACCCAGAATTCATAGCCTTCTCTGCCTCAAGTGCTATTTTATATTTCCAACTATCTGTCTTGTCGTGTTTGATCTTCCATTTAGATAATAATTCTAATAATTTCCGTGCATATCGATCTAGAATTGGACAGCCTGGATATTCATAAGCCAGACTCAACGCCTTACTCTTGATTAGCCCATAATATGCAGCGTCACTGCAAAACACATATCTTCGGGAAACCCAAGGAATAAAACATAAATGTTGTAATGGTTCTGTAATGTTAATTAGTTCGTCCATGTCAGACACAATGCCGCAAAAACTGGCCTCACCAATATTCTCTTTAACTTCTAATTTGACATTCAGCCCCATATCTGTAAAATACTGAGCAGGTATATCGCCGTCTACACCCGCAAGCCCATCGTCACCCTCTACAATAGGTCCAGTAAATCCAATGTTGTGTTCTTTAAACGCAAACAATAAAAACATTAGATTACTGAAACCATTACCTAAAGAAGTATTCATTTCACCGGACATGCGCTTAGCGTCTACAGCTACTTTGAAATATTTATTGCCACAAACATTATCTCCTGTTAATACTAACAAGATCATTCTACACAATCTCTGCATCATTAAATTCTTAGAGCTCATATACTTGTATAGAATTGCCTCACAATCCATCATCATATCCGTAGTAAATAGTGATTCAAAGGATGTGAAGTCGGTACATATATACTTCAAATTGCTTCTCTCTATCAAGTCTTTAATGTACTGTGGTCTTTGATGTTTAGGTACCTTCTTTATGAAATAGGGCAGTTTAAAAAGTTCTTTCTCTATAGTTTTGAAAAACGGGCCGGAAATATCTTTGAATTCGTCGACTCGAGCCCAGATCCCTCTGGGAAGTTTATACTCGGGATAGTTCTCCTCTTTACAAAATAATTTAACATCGGCATTTTCATGCAGTCGATCTTTTTCTAACAACCAAAAGGAGTCCTTCTCAAGGATATCATTCCACGTTTTTCTTAATTCATCTTTACGCCAACCAGGGTAATTAGTAGTTTCGAGCCATTCTTCAAAGCCCAGGTCAGCATTATGTTCGATAGGTCTTAAGTTCTTCTGCACCCACTGTTTGACGAATCTCCTAAATCGTCTCCTCAAGCTTCTTTTGTATGTCGGTGGGTTATACGCCATACGCTTGGCAATTCCATCTATTAATGAGTCCGGATGCGTGACATCCGGACGAGGCAATACAGCAGGTATATGAGCCATGCGCGTATGTGCCATCGGTGGCCTAAT